GATGACGAAGGCCGTCCACTCAACATCACGCCAAACGTGCTGTTAGTAGGCCCTGCACTTGAGCATATTGCCCTAGCAACTGTGAATAATGATCGTCTGGATGATGGCAAGGCAAACCCATTCAAGGGTACTGCCGAGGTCGTAGTTGATGCACGAATCACATCTGACACTGCATGGTTCCTGTTGGATACGACAAAAGCAGTTAAGCCATTCATTTACCAGGAGCGTAAGGCACCGGTGTTTGTTGAACAAACAAGCGCTGAGAATGACGATGTATTTAACCGCAAGAAATTCAAGTTTGGTGCTGAAGCGCGTGCTGCGGGTGGTTATGGTTTCTGGCAGCTGGCTATCGGTTCAACCGGTGCGGGTTAATCACTAAGTAATGATGGCAGCCTGCGTTAGATTAAAAGCAGGCTGCCAGTTATAAAAACTTATCTGGAGAACAAAATGGCAACACCAAAAAATAAAACAGCAGTAGATGAAGCTACAGCGAAAGAAGCAGAAGCAATCGCAGCAGCTGAGGCAGCGAAAGAAGCAGCTGAAAAGGCCGCCGCAGAAGCTGAAGCCGCAAAAAAACAACCAATAAAAGCATTACAGGTGGTGGCTAAAGTTGATAGCTTCCGTCGTGGCGGCATTGTATTTGGCCGCACCGAAACAACCGTGCGTCTTGATGAATTAACCACTGAACAGATCAAGCAGATTAAAGGGGAGCCTTTGCTGGCTGTAACTGAAATCGAAGTGGCTGCTGAATAATCATGACCTACGTAACCGCTACCGAAATCATCACACAGTTTGGCGCTGAAGAACTCGCCCAGCGCAGTGATCGTGGCCTGCCTCGTTTAGTCACGCCGGAGCTGCTGATTGCAGCTGCTGCAGGTGCAAGCCTTGCAGCATATACGGCAGAAGAACAGGCAGCGGTAGCGGCTGCCCTGGCATTGATCAACAGCAAGCTGCTCGATGCTGAAAGCACCGTTAACGGTTTTCTGGCAGGCAGGTATTCAGTGCCATTAGCAACGGTACCGCGCCTGGTAATGACCATTACCTGTGATTTAACCAGGTACGCACTTTATGACGACATGGCAACAGAGGCCATATCAAACCGCAATGCAGATGCATTGAAGCTGCTTAAATCAATCAGCAAGGGTGAGATAAGCCTTGGCATTGATGGCGCAGGCAATAAACCAAAAACCAATGATGGTGCGCAGCTGCAATCAAATGGCCGTGTGTTTAGCCGTAACGATGGAGGCTTTATCTAATGACCGGCGCAATGATCAGTATGGAAATTAATGATCACCTGATTAAGGCCAAGATTCGTGCGCTGATGGCGTTTGGACAAAACCCATCTGCTGCCATGCGCGACATTGCAACATATGGAGAAGCCTCAACACGTGAGCGTTTTCGTGATCAGGTTGCACCAGACGGTAACCGCTGGAAGCCAAGCATCCGAGTACAGATATCAGGCGGCAAGACCCTCACAAAAGACGGTCACTTAGGTGACTCTGTAAACAATAAATCAAGCGCCTCTGTGGCTGAGTGGGGTGTAAATAGAATTTATGCAGCCATTCACCAACTTGGCGGCAACACCGGAAGAAAACTTCGCACAAAAATTGTGGCACGGCCTTACGTTGGCGTTAACGCTGCTGATGAAAGTGAAATATTAAACCTGCTGCAGGTAAGAATCGACGGAGTAATGAGCCATGCTAGCTGAAGCTGAAAACGCAATCGTAGCTGCAATTAAAGCCGCCCCGATCGCACAAAAACTAAAACAGGTAGACACCCTGCCCGATCTTGACGGCGATTCACTGGTGAGCAAATTTGCGACCGACGCCCCAGCGGTTTACGTGGCACCGGCTGCAATCTTTGCAATTAAAGGCGCAATCGTAGACGTGGGATTTGGCATTGCCTGTGTTGCCAGAAATGCAGGCGGCCAGGCTGCCGCCCGCAAAGGCGACGGCAAGATGATCGGCATGTACCAGATTGCAGAAACCATCGCCGCGCTGCTAGATGGCTTTAAAGCCGCCGATGTGCCGCTATATGCAACCGGCATCAGCATTATGAATGATGAAAAGATTTACAAAGCAGGTTTGCAGGTTGCAGTGATCACCTTACAAGGGCAAGCAAAATTGCCACCAAGTATTGATCCCGCAGGTTTAGATGACTTCGTTACCTTCAATGCTCAATACGACATTGAACCACATGAGAGCGCTGCAGAGCATGCAAAGTGGAGCCAAGAACCGCCTGACCATAGCACCAGCAAACCAGACTTAACCGACAACATAACCTTACAGGAGTAAGACATGGCAACTCTACACAAACCGGTATTTGTAACACCTAAAGCCGGGCTGAAGCTACGTAAAGAAGATGGCACCTACCTGCCGGAAGGCGGCGATACCGTGATTCACAGCACCTACTGGGCACGCCGTGAGAAGGATGGTGACGTGGTTTTATCAGACAAGTTGCCGACAGAACCAAAAACAAAAGGCGCTTAATCCGCGCAATCAATTAGGAGAACACCGTGGCAGATAACATTACCTTTTTAAGTATTCCTGAAGACTGGCTAGTACCAGGCGCAAAGATTGAGATTGACCATAGCCGTGCAATTCGCGGCCTACCTGCTGTATCGCATAATGTATTGATCCTTGGTCAACGCTTGAACACAGGTTCGGTAGCTGCAGGAGCTTTATCAAAAATGACACGCAAAGAAGATGCTGTTAATTACTATGGCCGTGGATCAATGATGGCTCAAATGACGGCAGCATTACTTAAAGTAAACCCATACACAGAACTTTACGGCCTGGCATTAGATGATTTGGTAGCTGGTGTAGCTGCTGCTGGCACAATTACCATTACCGGCACACCTACCGAGTCAGGCACTTTATATCTGCGCGTTGGTGGCCGCTCTGTTCCTGTTGGTATTACTGCAGCGCAAACGCCTACGCAAATTGCCACGGCAATCGCCGCTGCAATCAATGCAGATCTGGATGGTGCCGTCACCGCAGCAAGTGCTGTTGGTGTAGTTACAGTAACCGCACGACACAAAGGCATTGAAGGTAATGGTATTGACATACGTGTTAATTATTACCAGGGCGAAGCCACACCTAAAGGTATTGTAGTAGCGATTGTGGCAATGACCGGCGGCACTGGCAACCCTGATGTAACCGATGCGATTACTGCAATGAGCAATATTGCACCATATACCATTGTGATGCCGTGGAGCGACCCTGCGAATATGGCGCTCATGGAAGCCGAGCTTGAAATAAGATTCAGTGGCATGAAGATGAAGCAAGGCCATGTGTTCACCTATAAATCAGGCAGCTATAGTGAGCTTTCAACCTACGGTAGCGCTCGTAATAGCAAGCAGTCTTCATTCTTAGGTCTAAAAGGTTGCCCATCTTTGCCTTGGGTAAATATCGCCCAGTTTGCAGGCGCTGTTGAGTTCCGTGGTGCCATTGACCCGGCATTACCATTTAAAGGGCTTTATTTACCAGACGTCATGGCGCCTGCCGAGGCTGATAAGTTCAGTGAGCCTGAGCGTAACTTACTATTGCACGACGGCTGCAGCACTGTCACATTTGATCAGGGTGGTAATTGTCACGTTGAGCAAGTAATCACCACCTACCAAACTAATGTGTTTGGAATGGAAGACCGCAGCATGCTAAAACTTAACAGTAAGTGGACAGCAGATTACATGCGCTTTGTGTTTGCTTATGACGTGGTTGCGACTTTCCCTAACCACAAACTGGCTGACGATGACGTGCTAGATCGTATTCAGCCAGGGCAAAAAATCGCAACGCCTAAACTCATTAGGAACAACTCGTTGATACCAACGGCTCTTCGATTAGAGAAAGTTGGTCTGTTGGAAGATGCAGATCAGTTTATCAAAGAGCTTATGTGCGTACGTTCAGATGTTGATAAAAACCGAGTCAATGCGATCTTGCCAACTAATCTGGTTAACCAATTTGACGTATTTGCTGGTGCGGTTCAGTACATCTTGTAAGCCAGCACATTTTACAAATAAATACACTTTAAAGGAGTCATTAATATGGCAATTCACGGACGCGCGTATATCACAATCGGCGGTAGACGCTACAACACTAAAGAAGGCGCTACCATTAAGCTTGGTGGCGAAGCTGGCACACCAGTGGTTGGTGATGGCGGTTATGCAGGACTGCAATATCAAAATGAAGCTGGTCAGGTTGATTGCACCTTCATTGCTTCAGACGATGTAAGTGTTTCTGCCATTCAAAAAATAAAAAATGCCAATATGAGCTTTGATTCTGATAATGGTAGAAGCTTCGTGTCGTCAGATGCCTCTAACGGCCCTGTACCAGAGTTCTCTAAAGACGGCATCAAAACCACCTTCTACGGCAATTTTAAAGAGGTTTAATCATGTCATTAGCTAATCAGAAACCATTCGCCAAGCCGATCACCATTGCTGGTGTCAACTATACGCACTTTGAAATGCGCGAAGCTACCGTAGATGACATGTTTGATTCAGAGATGGAGCTTGCGCGTATTGGTGGTGGTACGCATACACCACTGCAGTTCAATGGCCATATGATGGTGCGCCAACTCAAGCAAGTCAGCAATGACCAAGGTGCTACTTTTGAAGGCCCTTTCACCATGAACATGCTTAAAAACTGGGAGCCAAGAAATTATCGGGTACTGCGTGACGCACAGATTGAGGTAGATCTGCTGGGGGAAGGCGTGCAGAGCGAACAAGAGGACTCTTAGACAAGATACTTTTGATTGCTCTTAAAACCGGCTGGTCAATTACTGAAATTAAAACCTTGCCGGTTGATGAATT